GAACTGAGCTACTTCGGAAGTTTAGTGTATTCACAAACAACCGATCCAAGATGCAAATCTTGGGATCCCGCTTCGCACAAGCGCACGCAGAATCGCTTTCTTTATCTTTTCTTTTGTCAATCTGTTTTGTAATTCCATCTGTGCCAGAAGGCAATGGCTTTTTGTCTCTTGTGTTCTTTGTAGGCCTCGGGGCCCAATTTCCGTTCTAGTGCTCTCTCTTCTTCATATTTCTGTACAGTGAAGGGTTTGATTTTCTTGATTTTGTGCACTTGTGCATAAAACTTTTTGTCTCGTTCGTCTATCTCACGGTAGAATTCGTCTTCACCTTCCCAAGGATTAAGGGAGCTTGCTTCCTTATTTTCTGGTTCCTTGTTTTCGAATTCTTGTGTATATACCCTCCCGAGAATGGCGTTCGTTTCCCATTCCTCAGTGACATCTGCTAATTCCTCTTCCTCAGTAGCCTGGGCCCAATCAAGGACCTTTTCTGGCCGCTGGTATGGAACTGGTGTGGGGGTGTCAGGTATGGCTTCTTCCTCTTCAGTGTTTAGTTTGTGTTTTGTAGAGTACACTGGTGGTGTGGATGTGGTTTCATATTTACGAATGTATTTTAGTCTTTCGGGATCTAGTGGCTTGGGGAGGGACGTGTAGTTCTTTGGGTTCCAGAGGGCTTCATTCTTTCTAAGCTGTCTAGTTATATATTTGTTCATATTATTATCTTTCTCTTTGAGCATGTCTGAGAGGTTCACTGAGCTGTCTAGTAGGAGATTTAAAGTCTCCTCGTTAACAGCATCTTTGAGTACCTTGATTCCTGGGTCGTCCTTGTCATGAGTGTAGTTGACAGGGGGAAGGCGAGCTTTTGCTAGCTCCCTTACTTTCCAGGCTGTCCAGCTGGTTCCTAGTGGTGTCGGTCTTATTTCCTTCCATTGGAAGAGAATCTGTTGAGCAATTCTCAGATCCTTTTCTGACGGTTCTTTATAACCCGTCATCCCGAAACCTCCTAGCCATTCTGGAATGTACCAAGGAAACTTCCATTGAGTGAGTGTTTTTTTATGGTGCTTGATGAAAGTCTTATGCACCGCCCCCACCAATTCGGCGGGGCAGTTTTGTATTGATTCTCTATATTGTACTCCTATAAAGTGATATTCGTCTGAATCGTAGAGATTAGTTAATCCGCCGGACCGTTTGAGTCCATGGATTAGACCTAAGTTCACAAAAGGAATCGGCTTCAGAGTGTCTTCTTCGTAAAGAAAGTCCCTCGAATTTATTTGCAGGAACTTGCGGGAAAAGTAAGTTTTTCCCACGGACTCTTCTAACCCAACGACTTGGGTAGCCTTTTTCCAATAGGTTTTTGTAAACTCTGTTGTTGCTCTGAGGACAACGTCGTCCCCGTTGATTGCCATTTGGCATTGAGCCAAGGTGACAGTCTTGCCTGCGCCTAGTTCGTAGGCGAGTCTGCAGACAGCAGCATTGATTAGACATAGTATAGGAAAGGATACAATACTTCCCATTAACTGTCCTGTTTTCTGTTTTCTTCTCATTCCCATCCCCTCATGTACCATTTCTATCTCATGTTTTGTTAGAGCCTCTTTGAAGAGCTGACGAACTTGTTCGTCGAGTCCCAGACAGTCTGCCACTTGATCAGCGGCAGCATCTGAGGCCCAGCTCTTGATATTGTCTGTAGCGGCTTTGTAGTCGCCACTTATAAATTCTTCTGAGCTCTCTAAGGGTTCTTTCAACAATCTGTTTGATAGATATTCTTCCATTGTGGAGAAGCCCCCGGTGGGGCTTCCTATAAGTGAGAATGTGATGTGTTTCTTGAGTGTGGTGTGCATGATTTTTTGTAGGAATTTCAGGATGTACATTCTGAAGGGTGGGCCTTTGGTTATTACACGGACCTTCAACGGTTCTGGTAATCCAACTGGTTCGGCAACATTCGGCTCTCTGGTTGCAATGTCTCGACATTTGTACCAAAGTCTCTTTGTTGCCCGTCTAAGCCCTTCAGTGTTTTGTTTAATTTCTGTGTCCCCGTTGCCTGCCTTGTTCTCCTCTTCCGTAGTCGGTTTTAAGTACCCACCGGGCACTCTCAGTTCCTGAATCTCAGGAAACTCGAGGATTGCAGCTACGCTACCAGCATCTTTCCGGTTTCGGATATAGTTTGCTGATGTGCTGGGGAAGAATGCTTTTGTCATCCTTCGTATGTCGTCTGTGTTCTTCTCTGCCTCTGTCATCCTCTTTCTTTTCTGTGTCTCACCTCTGAAAACTTCCGACACTGTCCGTCTGATCTCGTGGATGATTCTCTCTTTGTTGATTCTTTCTAGTCCTTTCTTTGTCTTAAGAAGGACGCTCAGTTCTTGAGCGGGCGCAGTCGTTAGCGCCTGGAAAGCTTCAAAGGTTTTTTTGTTCACGATCTCCTTAGACGGCCGGGGAAATCCTTTCTTCGCTTGGCGAATTGTTGCCAGGAAGGAATGTGCGAGGATTCTCTCCTCTGCTTTCTCCGAGCGAATTCCACGAGAGAGCATCAAACCGATCCATCGTGATGCTCGTCCTCCAACTAGGAATTTGGGGTTATCTTCTAGAGAGAAGGGTTTTCTCGGTATGGGATTGTTGTACCATGCTGAGAAGAATGCGGCGGTTTTGTATTTGAAGACTGAGATCCAGTCTCCTTTACAGTCATCCACCATTCCTTTGTACCTTTCTTCTTCTTTTTCTATATCTCCGTCTTCCTTCTTGTATCCGTACATCTCGAAGGTTTCAAAAAGAACCTCGAGACATTCTCTAACTGTTGTTACCTTCTTTGGTTGTTTGGTTTTCTTTTCTTCTTTGACTTTTGTCTTGCTTTTG